GTCGTACATACTCCCAGTCGTTAACAACTTGCTCGTAGTTAATAATGACGTAATCCACGAGTGAATGCCCCCAGTCAAAGGCTTGTTGATACTGCTCAGCTCGCTGCTTTGGCGTTCCGTCAATAACCAGAGGTGTTGAAGATCCATCGGTAAACTTCCTAATCTGATCTGCCCACTGATATTTAAGGCTGGACAGGCAGATAACTATACCTGGCTCTGTAATTTTTTGTTGGTCCATAAGCTGCTCTATTGCAGCAATAGTGAGTACAGTCTTACCGAGACCTAAGTCGTAAGCAACAAGCATCTTGCCACGCTCACACATGGCTTCTACGGCCTCAGGTTGATAAGGGAGTAGGGATCCTGTAAAGGTCATACTTGCTCGTCTTTTCTCCAATGTAAGAAAGACTTAACATATACGATCCCGTAAGCAATCGCTGAAAAAATAAATCCGTATTGTTTTGTTAGCAGGGCGTAGGTGATCCAAAGAACCTCATTAGAGAGTAAAACAATCCAACCCCAAATAGTCTTGCGCCCAACAAAGTAAATGCCGGCAACGCCTATTGTGCCTAATACCCACGACCAAGCCATTAGTTGCCCCTTACGATAGCCATTACCTCTACAAGTATAGCAGTAGCTGACTTAGGCAGACCGTTCCGGTAAAACTCGTTGACATGAGCAATTTCGTTAAAAATTTTAGCCCTGATCTGGGCCTCCATCTCCGTAGATTGCTTTTTCCCCAAATACGCAGTGCTTAGCTTTTGTGATGCCATACTCGATCTGCTCATACCCCATGTCTCCTATGTCTTTTATCCCTGTTGATCCGTAGTTAAAGAACCAACACTCAAACCCTAACTCTTTACTTAAAGAAAACATCTCCTTAGACGCCTTCTCCCCAGCCTTGTCAATACTAGGATTATCGAAAGCAAAAATCAATTTCTCTGCCTTACGGAACAAAGCGACCTGCTCTGCGCTGATACTTGCCCCAAAAGTTGATACGCCCTGACTCAACTTTGTAGAGCTAAGTTTTACAACGTCCAATGGAGACTCAACTATGACCATAGTCCCGCCCAACCAAACGTCAAGCCCGAACAAGGTGGTAGATTTCTTTACGCCGGTAGGTCGGTTTCTAAAGACTCGATTACTTTGACCTTTTTCTTGCCATCCCAAAAGCTTGTCGGTATCGGCACTTCTAATAGGAGTAATCCAAGCCTCTTGACGCCTATCCCACATAACTCCATGAGCCCAGCATGCTTCTTTTGACAAACCTCTGGCTTGTAAAGCCCAATCCGGAACTTCGTCAAATACTGCAAGGCGAGCTTCACTCATCTCTACTGGGCGAGCAAGGGAAACGTAAGACTCACGCATCTCCTCTAACTGCTTACTTAGTTTCTCAAAGTCAACCTCTACATGTGCACGTAGCCATTCTTTAGCAGCATCAAGATCTAAACGTTCCCAGGAAGTCTTAAGCTCTTTAACCTCTGCAACAAGTGTTAGTAGAGTTCCTTTGTATCCACAGGAGAAGCAATGGTGGACACCAGTTTCGGAGTTCATTGACCAAGAAGGATTGTGGTCTTCTCTACCTACGCGTTCTAAGTGCATAGGGCAGTAACCTTGAAGCTCTCGGTTACGTTGTTCTGTTAGAACACCGAGACGCGTCAAAGCCTGCTGAACATCGCCCTCACGATACATCTAAGAAAAATCTACAATCACTCGGTACATAATTTCTGTGTAGGTAATGGCGTTAGCCGCTAAGTCCTCCGGGTGATGCAGCTCATCAGCTGACGTAGGCCAATTAGAATACATATAGCCTCGCAAGCTTTCAGCAAACGTGTTTACAAACTCATCTACAGTTAAGTAACCATGAAGACGTAACTCAGCTTCAGTCTTCTTCTTCCCCATCGTAATCCTCCTTTGGCCTGTCATCCATCATTACATAATCTTCTGGCATATCTACTAGCGTTGGTGCGGTTGCTAAAGCCCCACACGAAAAGCATTCCATCTCTAGCATGTACATTGAAATCTCATAATCTTGGAACATACACTTAACGTTCCAAAGCTGAGATCCACACACACATACGTGAGTAGGAAACTCTTTATTTCTTAGATCTAAACTCATACAAGTACCCGTTTTCGTCGACGCATGTTTTTGCGTTCACGGGGAGTGGTGCCTCCCCAGATACCGTCAAGACTAGCATCGCCCATAGCGTACTCAAGACAGTCTAGGGTTAGCGGACAGCTCCTGCAAACAGACTTCGCACGCTCAGTCACCCCTCGATCATCGTAGTCTTCTGGAAAGAACAACTCTGGATCGACCGACATGCAGGATTGAGTTCCATCAAACGGTGCTGATTCCGAATAGAGATCCATACTCTTCAAACTTCCCTTCTTCCCAGTCCCATAGCAGATCACTTGTAGCCGGTCCACAATTACGGCTTGCAACAATACGTAGTTCACGGGAAGTATCGTCATCTTCATCTTGCTTTTGAAGTCCCAAGATAACGTCAGAGTCTTGATAGAAAGAAGATGAGTATCCGATTGCATCTGCTGATACTTGGCGCTTCTTCATCTTCCACAACAAAACCTGAGTAGAGATAACAATAGGAAGTTTCTTAGCCATCGCTAAGTGTTTTAAATTACGAGTGATGTTAGTAAGTGCTTGAGGACTGTTAGATTCCCCCGTTACCTCATCGGTCATCAAATAGACACCATCTACAAAAACAATGTCTGGACGGATCTTGTCGATCTTTGCAGCAAGACCTGTAACAGTCATTGCAGATACGGAGTCGGTTAGATAGAACTTGTGCATAGACTCCATAGTCTCAAGTTCTTTCATGTAACGTTCTTCTTCAACTTTGGTCAGGGCCCCGCGAATGAGTCGTGAGTGTGCAATACGGGCACGCATAGAGTCGTGTCGTTGCTGCTGCTCCATGTTGGTCATCTCAAAGGATTGGAACATTGGTACGAAGCCATCGCGGTGAACGTTGACTGCCATCTGCATTGCAAGAACTGACTTACCTGTTTTTGGTGGAGCAATGATGGTAACTAACTGCCCTGGTTGTAAACCTGCAGTTGCCTCATCAATAGTTTTAAATCCTGTAGCGAAACCTAACAAACCATTAGGACGCGTCTTTATATTGTTGTACTCTTCAAAACGCTTAGTTGCGTTATCTGTTAAGTCAATATCTCCAGAAGAGGTGATGCCCTCGTCAAGTAGCTTTGCCACTCCCTGACTAAGAACTGCAATAGCAACATTATGATCTCCGCTAGCAATAGCTTCAGAGGCATCTTGCACAACAGTGATAGCGTGCTGACGTTTCCGGTACTCGACTAACTGATCTACTAAATAGTCAAGAGCATCATCTACTGCTAATAACCGGTAAGTAGGGAAGTTATCTAGAACAGTTACCGCAGTAGGAACTTCTTGATACTTAGTCCAGTGCTGGCGTAAAAATCTCCACACCTGTCGATTCTCGTCAACAAAGAACCAGTCGTCATTTACTCCGGCTTCAAGTAGTGGAGAAATATCTCTAGTACGAACAGCACGAGACAGTAACCGTAACTCATTATCTGCTGCCACTATAACCTCCCCACATCTATAAACTTGCTTCCGTATCTTAAGCCCCTTGACGGGATATCCACAACTCCTACAAGTTCTGGCCTGTAGGGCAAGTCAGCAATTAAATCCGAAACTACGTTGTACGAAGTTGCATAGTTAAAGGGATTAGTTCCAAGATTATCTAAATCCTCTAGAACTTCGTCCATCTCTTTTTGACTGTATCCGAACCCAGCTAATTCTAGGGTGTAACTGTACCGTTCTGCAAGACGCCAGAAAAAAGATAGTTGTTGCCTGTTGTATACAGACTCTTCACTAAATACAGGTATACCCAAAACTTTTTTAACATTAGGTCTTTTATCTAGAATACAATCTAGAGTAACTATCATCCGTAAAGGGACTTCGTTAGATAAGTCGCCCCCGCGCATTGTTACAAGACTTCGATCTTGCCGTAATTAACCAAGAGCTTTCTAAAGGAATCAGGATCTTGACTAGCTATGAGAGCTTCCAAGTTTGACGCTTTTTTAGAGATCTCTGTTGGATACACACCATCGTTGTCGTCCATACGAGTCTTAACAAAACGAATATGTTTACAAGATTTACGTAGACTGAATCCACCACAGTTACAGCGCAGCTTGAGGGATGAGGAGTTAACCTCTACCTCGTGCACTCCAGTTTCTGATAGAAACAGTTGCATGGCTTTCCAGTAACTCATTGATAACCTCATTTGCGTCGATCCCCTTTCGCTATTATGTCAATTGGAATGAAAGCTTCATAGGCAAAACTACCCATAGCTTCACCGTACACGTCTCCCCACTTCTTTAGTGGGATGTTGGTTGTAACGATGGTTGGGAACCCTGCGTTAAACCGTGAACGTAGTAAAGCATCAAAAGTGTTTTCTGCCCATTTGGCGGCTGTGCTGTACTCCTTGCCCAAGTCGTCTAGAACAAATGTTCGAACGTTAGTTTCTTTGGAACCCTCTCCGTAAATCCCATTGATCATAGTTTCGACGCTGTCATCAAAATCAGACCACTGAGTCTTCTGGACCCTCAAAAGCTTGGGATAGTCCATAAACATCGCTGGGCGCTTTGGGTTCGAATCTGGGAGCCCCCACGCCTCCCTAGACATACCCCTAATAAGCTCCTGGAGAGCCGTAGAGGCGAGAGTAGTCTTTCCGTGACCTGGGTCCCCTACCAGGAGCAATCCACGACCGCAGTTGGGATTTCCGGCTGCTTGGATGATCTTCCCGGACTTAACCATTTCGACCCACATCTTGACCTTCTCCAGGGAATCGGAGGGCTCAATATCTGAGAACTCCCACCCAACGGTTTTCATTGGGAGGTTTGCTCCGTTGATCTGTGCCCTAATGGTTCCAGGCAACTCTGCAATGTTATACATCACCCCTCCAGCATCTTTAGTAACTTTTCTTGATGAGCGAGAGTATCTTCATCTAACTTTGTAGATTCTGCAACTCGGCTCACGATTCCGTGAATAGTTCCGTAGTACTTCATAAACCTTTGATAGATCGGCAACCCTATACCAATGTCGTGAAACATTCTTGGATCACCAAAGAACATCCGCATACCTTTGAGGATAGAGAATCTATCTACGCCTTCCGCGACCCGTTTATTGATCCAAGTAGCAAGATGCTTAGCGTTCATTTGATTTGGAGCGTTGTTGTTTACTGTGATCAACAAGTCATAGAACTCGGCACACAGGTCGTTGGTTGTCCAGTTTTCCTCTGGAACGTTAACCCTATTTCTAGCAACTTGCTCTACCTTGGTTTTCCGTAGTTTGGCACCGCCAACTTTTAAAGAGCTGACTTTGCCAATAGCGCCGGAATCATCTTCGGTATCTAACACCCCGCGCTTTGGTTTTTCGGGGGTTGTGTTTTCTTCAAGTCCTGGCCATGCCATTTCACTCCTCCTGTTCTCTTTAAGGGGCGCAGCCCCTATAGATACAGTTACGTTAGTAACTGTATCTATATTTAAGTCACTAGTAGATATATCACTAGTACTAGCTACTGTATCACTGTCAATGTATAGAACGCCTGAAAACCCGTCGTCGGTGAATTTAAGCAATGTCCGCCATTGTCCAGAGTTATCTTGATGCCGTACGGCTTTTATATACTTATGGAATTTGAGTTCTGCCATAGCATTTCTAATTGCATCGCGTCCCTCAGGAACTGACGCAGACATTTCTTCGGCAGACAAAACTCTACCTACTTCAATGTAATACGCAAATAAACCTCTAGCGCGAAGCGAAAGGTTTGGGTCTGAATATGCTGATTTCAATTTGTCCTCCTTCTCGGAGAACAAACTCTATAGTGGAGGTACCCTTCTTGGCAAGCCACGGGTTACTCGCTCAGGGGTCCCTGTAATTAAATTCTCTACTATGACGGACGAGGTCAGGCCTAGAAAAGCCGCAGCTAGGACATAAAAGATCTGATCCCAACCTAACGGAAGTAAGACTAAACAGGCTACTGTGCTCATAGAGAGGGCGAATAGGCCTCTCCATTTTCCTAAGGATATTAATAGTTCCTCTATAGCCGTCAAAATACAAGCTACCGCCCAAGCCGCTACAAGAAGTTCAGTCATAGGCGGAAACCTACTCCCTAAAAATTACCTTGTCAAGGTGGAAGGTAGCACCTGCTCCTGGAGAGGCTGGGGCACATAACACCTCAACTGTTGCAAAAGCAACTCCGGTATTGTTAAACCTAGCTGATCCTATTACCTCAGTTTGAGGTAAGTTTGTAGCAGGCCTACTAAAAGAAAAAGTAGTTGGTGTTATAGCTTCAATAGTTGTAGGGCCACTTAACTCAACTTGATTGTTTACTACTACTATAACGTCTTCTCCCACAGAGAATTTGTGTTCTCCTGCAGAAGTTAAGGTTATGTAGTTGTTTAGAACAGAGGCTCCAACTATAGATACTGTTTTATTTCCAGGAGCTACGATATCTAGGTAGGCCCACCTATCGTGTCTATTTAATACAACAGTACTAACCTTTTCTCTCAAAAGTCCTTCACTCTCTGCGTACCACTTTAACTTTAATGTGTACGTACCATAAGCGTCTTCGTTTTCTGGTTTTACGGCTATAGAGGTGTAGTATCCAGTAACTGGTGTAACCGGAAGCAGATCAGTAGTAATTCCAAAAGAACTGCCGGAGGTTGCTGTTACTTTACAGAAGGCTGCTCCTTGAGTTAGCACTTCATCAAAAATTGTTCCTCTAGATAGAGATTTTTTGATAATAGAGTTAATACCATTCCAACCCTTTAAGGTAAGTTCAAAGGAAGAAGAAGGTAACAGGCTATTAGGGATTTCTTCTAACTCAGTCAAAGACTTTTCAAAAGCTACTAAGTAACTGGACCCTAAAGGAGTAACTAAACTTAAAGACGAGGTCAATCTTTCGTACTTTTCTAAGTAACGTGTGCCATAGTAACTGTATCCAGCGTTAACCATATCAGAGTATGCGTAAGACACAGTCTCTCCAGCTTGAGCAGGGTTATCTGAGACGGTAGTGAGTTGATTTGATGGATCAATAAACGGTGTTGCAACTCGACCAAACTCTGCTTGAACCCCGTCAACGTGGAACACCTTTGTTCCAGAACCCGCTTCACTTAAAGAAATAGTAATAGTAAAGCTAGTTTCTCCTACTCCTGCAATTCTAGGAACATCAATTCTTGTCCAAGACGAAGCGTTACTAGAGGAAATATTGAAAGAGTTCTTTGCTTGCCCCGAGGTACTAATAGAGTAGACGCCCGCAACGTTCTTAACGTAAGCGCTAACAACTACGTCTTCTCCACCAATACAGGCTCCCCCAGGATAGTAAACGGTGGTTGAGATTTCTCCCCCTCCAGAAGCAGATACGTTTCCTCGTTTAGTACCAAATAAAGGATTAGATGTAACTGCTGTAAAGGTAGTTCCTGGGGATGCGGTCCACTTACTAGTATCTGCAAAAGCAGAGTTAGTGACCATGTTTAGTTGCTTTCTTTTTTCCCAGTTACAGTCAGTAAGTGGATAGAACGTGTTTATATTTGGGTCTACTGGATCTAATCCACCATCTCCTTGGAAGTAGTCTTCTACCAGTGGCCCTTCAGTTAACATAACAGAGTCTACATAAAACACGTCACCTTCTTCAGCATCAGGAAAGTAAACTGATACCTTTACTAAAGGATTACTATAGTCATCTGAAATTACTGGTGCTACAGCAAAATCTGTAATTCTTGTTGCAGTAGCTGAAAGTGTTAATGGTGCGCTGTCTACAAAGTATGCGTCAGTAGGGTAGTACTTGCCATCCTCATCTGTAAGGATCTGTCCTTGTTCTTCATAAGACTGCTTAGACGAATACTCAATACGAAGTACGGCTGTTTTTCCTACAGGCCCACTTACGTAAGCATTTGCTATATATCCTTTTCCAGCAGCAATAAGTTGCCAATCTGAAATAAGAGCAGCAAGGCTTGTAGACTTTGCAGTTACTTGAGCTACTGCAGATCCAAATACTTTAGCTGTTGCTGGAGGATTAAAATCTTGAACTATACTTGCATTAAACCCTTGCCACCAACTAGTTCCTGAGTCAAAACTAGGGTTTAAAATATGGTTTACAGAGTCCGGGGTAATGTTTACAGAGATAACTCTAGAGTCTTCATATGAGTAACTAGGAAGAAAACCAGCAGTATAAAACTCATTAATTGCTTCTCTAAAATCAAATTTATCAAAAGCAAACTTTAAGTTGTTTTCTGATGAAGAAATAGACAGGGTAACGTTTGCGTAATAGGCGTTATTTGGGGCGGTAGCTACGTTAGATCTAAGTTCTTGCCAAGAAGTAGTTGTTGTTATTGGCGAGCTAACAGATGAAGAAGATAGCGCATTTCCAGAGCTGTCTACCCAGTCTATTTTTACAGAAATAGTTCCTGAGTTAGTTAGTTGTCGTACCCAGCCTTTAAAAATGTATTGCTTATTCTCCACTACTGGAATTAAATAATTTGATACTGGGTTACCTAGTAACTTTAGCTCTCGTGGAGCGGTGTTACTTACTACGGTTACTACGCCGCATCCAGCTTCTCTCATTGGCCATGCAGTATTTACCATAGGGGTTGTGGGAGGTAGTAAAGTAACCCCAAGGTCTGCTAATGAGGTTGAGTACTTTTGGTGAGCAATAGTAGCGGTAGTTCCTGAAAAACCCCAACGACCTACACTTTCTTCAAAAGAAGCATCGTTATAGTCTAGGAATAAATTACTACCTGTAGATACAGAAGCGCCCCAGTGTGATAGTGCAGTAGTGTAGGTAGTTATTCCTGCCGGAGTTCCTTTTAGGCTGTTAATAGCATTTCCCGTTTTATAGATAGAGCGATGGTACGTGTCTCCTAAAGAAGGCTCATACAAGAACCCTAGCTCAGTAACTTTGTTTCTTAACAATTTTGAAGGAATAGTTGCGGGGTTACTCGCCCCACCTAGCAATACCGCATCCGTCTTAATCTTGTCGTAGGCAAAACCATACGCCTCTATAGTTTGAGTCAAGATATCGTCTTCAGGCTCACCAATAGCGTCGCCTGTACCAGAAACATCATTTAACCATGCTGCGGGCATCCATCGTTTAAACTGATCCTGCGTATAGCTTTGCTCAACAATATTTACGCTAGTGCTTCCGCAATTTATCCACTTACTGTCTTCGTAAGAAAGGATTTGATTAGAACCATCTACTTCAGCAGTAAACACCCACAGAACATATGTTGCTTCACGATTTGTTAAAAGAGAAGGGCTGTCATCAATGTAAGTTAATCTAAAATCTCCAGGAAAAGTTCCAGAGTCTAGTACATCCCCTACGTATGGGTTATCAGGTACTCCAACGTAGCTTCTAATAAGCTTCCAACTAACTGGAACATACGGTATGTCTTCTGGGTCGCTTACAATAGACTGCCAAGTTAATGAGACAACCTGATAGTCATAAGACCAACCAAAAATGTTTGAGGCGTAGTAAAGTCGGTTGCCTTCTAATTCACCATACTTTGGTATTCCATAAATACCAAAACCATATTTAGCCATGTGTGTTGTCCTTGGGGTTGCTTACATTCCTGCAAGTAAAAATGGATTGAACGGGTTTCCTTGAGATGTTGTGTTTGCTTGATTTGCAGTGTTGTTTAGCGTAACGTAGTCTGGACCGCCTACGTACAGAACGTTAGCGGTACCTACTTTAGGGATACCATCAAAGTTAACATTAAAGCGTAGAGAGGCAGCTGAATTTTTAGTCTCTAACAAGTTTGCTGATCCTGCAGTAGTCTGTAGGGATAGGCCTACTGTTCCTGACGCAGGTTGAATAGAATCACCTGTCTTTTTAAAATAAGGGGACCCAATAACTCCGTTTACTAGTCCTGCCTCAATATTAGCTAGTCTTGAGGTAAGGTTAGTCCAAGAGGTTGTTAGGTTAAAAGTTCCAGTGTAGGTAGATACTAATACTTGGCTTCCAACTGTTAGGGCTATTGCTCTTACTTCGTCTTGAAGAATATTTACGTGGTCGGCAAAGACCGTGTCGACTAAGTCAACTTTGTTAGTAAACGTTCTTACGGAGGCGGGGTACTGTGCTGGCATTTTATGGCCTATCTACTGGGTTTAAGTTATTTTCTAACACTTTACTTCTGTTGTCATGACAAACCGCCAGTTACAACAATGATTAAGTTAGCTGTTGGAAGGGTTGCTAGGCTTCCCACGGGTAGGGTAACTCCTGGGTTTGCTACAGACGAGCTGTTGTCTGTATTGAACTTAGTAGCTGCTACTGATACTACGCCTTCTATTCCTTGTGCTTTTGCAAGAAGAGCTGAGAAAGAAATGGTTTGACCAAACTCAACTCCTTCGTAAGAGAACAACCCACCCGGATTAATAAATGCAGCTCTAATTTTTCTAGCCACATCATTGTTTTTATAGGAAGGCTGTGCTGTTACAGAAAGAGTTACATAAAAGGGTACGTATGTAGGAGCAACAATTGTTAGGGAGGTTCCTGCTGGAATCTTAGGTGTTAGATAATCCTTTACTTCTTCAGAAAGTCGTGTCCAAGTAGAGGTAGGGACCCCACTAATTTTTCCAGGAGTTACTGACCCATCGTTTTGTGTTTGAAGGTATAGGTTTACAGAAGTATAGATAGACGAAGCTGCTTTTACCCTACCTACTTGTGGTACCAGGCTAGCCAAGTTTTCATAGTCTGAAAGAGTAACAGCTCGTTTTTGAGCTGAAATAGCTTTCTTTATTTTTGATCGTATTTGAGAATTGTCATCTCCGTCTGCACCACCATAACTAGCGCTAGGGTTATTTACTGTCAAAGAGCTAATCGCTTCTGGAAGAATATTTCCTGGAATAAACGTAACTTCTTCGATAGTGTTGGGGGCTAGGTTTCCACTTGCTCCTACGCTTGTTTTATACAGGGCGCTAATTACCTGTCCCGCATTAGGGATAGCTCCGTTAATTCCATCTCCAAAGATAATGGAGACTGCTCCGGTTTCGTCAACTTCTGTAGTAAATACTGAAGCTTTAGGTCCGTACTCAAATAGGGAATCAACAAACTCCCAAGGAGAGAACGCTTCTCCCTGTCCTACGTACACCACAACAGTGTTGTCTACAATGTCCGTATCCGGTAAAACAATTTCTTGATCTGCTGTACCTAAAGACGTACCCAAGTTAATAGGAAGAGGTTTATTTGTAGTACTGCTAATAAGGTCAGGCCTATCGGTGTTTACTGTTTTTCCTTCTCTTGCCAGTAGTGTTACAGTATCTCCAGGGGCCACTTGAATAGCTCCCTCGATAGTCTCAAAAAATACTTCAGAGTAATCACCGTATTGAAGGATAGCTAGTGTTTGAGTTCCTACAGGAATATCAAGTGCGACATCGCTTATGTTTGTAAATTCAATAGTTACTTCTGCTGGGGTTGGTCCTGAAATTCTATACCCATAAAGTTTTCCAGCGTTAAGTAAGGTCTGTCTGCGAGCCGCGGTATCAATAGAGAGCTCGTTAGCAACTCGGTCTATGTAGTAAGACATGATGTCTCCCATATAGGCAAATGACTCTAGAAGCACGGTTCCTAAGTCGCTGGGGTCGTCAGCAGTCCAGTCGGTGTTTGTACGTACACTTACTAAGTTTGTTAGGTCTGTTAGTAAAGAGGTATAGTCTCTAGACGTATAGTCAATTTGATTAGGAACTTCGTTAGTCATTTATCATCACCTCGTAGTAGATCCATCAGGATTTAAAGTAGTAGTGTATACGGTTACTGCTGTTGAAGAATAATCTGGAAGTACAAGAGATAGGTTTACCTGTAGTCTTCCGGCGTCGTCAATAGACTTGAGATCTATACGTTCAATTGTTACCTCTGGTAACCAAGTTCTCATAGCTGTTCGGATGGCGGTTTCCGCTGCTTTTTCTGCGTCGCCTTGTGTCTCAAATAGTGCAGAGGCTATGTCTGTGCCGTAAGTTGCTCTCATTGGTCTTTCTCCAACAGTAGTAGATAGCAGCGTTAACACACGGTCTTGATAAATTTTTTCTTGGCTGGTCGTTGTGTTTACGACACCAAACGGATCTAGAGTAAATGGGAACGATATAGCTTTCATTTAGGCTCCTGTACTCCTATCCATACTGGTTCGTTAACTAATCCCGCAACAAACATAACCCAGACCCTTTGACCTTTTTTAGGCAATAACCTATGAAGGGTATGCTCTTCGGTAGCCGCAACGTCTAGGGAGTCATTCCACTTTTTTGTTGCGTTTACCGCAGTTTTATGTGGGTGTTTAAGGGTACCAGCCCCCGCTTTTGGCACCACGGTTAACGCAGGAACAGTCTCCGTATCCCCTCTGGAGTCCGTCACAGATACGGGCGTGGTTGTCAAGAGAGCAGCAATCTGAGCAGCAGTATGCTCTTGATGGTCCGGATGATTTGAGTTAACAGTAGTAGGCAGTAGACACCTAGCCCAGTCAGTGGTCTCTTTTCCAGTAACAGTTACTGACAGCTTAACTCTATTCTTTTTTAGAGGGTCGTTTATATCGACTACTGTACCTTCGTATATGCCAAAAAATAGAGGTCTTCCCTGAGGATCCAACATGTGTGCGTAGTGCGGAGTTGTCATTTAGAGGCCCACTTAGTAGTTCGTTTTATTTTAGAAAAATCAGGCGTCTCATCTTTATAGATATCTTTTTCGTACACAGTGGGTGTAGGGGCGGCGTAATCTGGCTTTACTGTTCTACCTGATTTAGCATAATTAGCCGCGGACTCTACTTTTCCTTCAGTTACCCCAAAAGAGTAATCCTCAAGTACAGACGGTGTTACA